GATCCACCGACGTTATGTTTCCAATATTCTTCATTTTTCTTCTGAATCGCCGATGTCGTCATCGCGACCCCGCCAGGGCCGCTCACCGGCTTGTACTCCTCGGGCTCCGCATCGAATTGCGGCGGCGCTGAAGTCATGGTCGACGGGCTGCCGCCGGTCGAGGTCGGTGTCGGGGGCATGCTAGATTGGTCGTCACTTGGCATGCCGAAATTCTTCGGGCCGCCAAGAATATTAGAAGACTGGTCTACGCCAGTAATGGTCCCTTTATTCTTGGACGCATAAAATACTTGCTCGCCTTTTTTCTCGCCATATTGTTGTTCCATTGCTTTTTTTATTTCAGCACCTTTTTCTGTAAGGGGCATATCACTCTCCTGCAGCAGGCGGCACGGTATTGATCACCCAGATTTCGTGGTTCGCATTATCCTGGTGCAGATACGCGTCCGCCTGCGCGTTCGGCCCAAACCACAGCTGGTCGCAAGCAAAGCAGCCGGCCTTGAAATGGGGATCGACGGGCTCTTCCTCGCTAGCGCTCGCTGCTTTCTGGCGCACAAAGCAGATGCCCATCCGCCGAGCGATATAATCCGACCAGGATTCTTTTCCCTCGCTCATGCCGCCTGCGCCGGCGCCTTCATCCCGGCGAGCACTTCGAGCATGATGCGGCGGATCTTGTCGTCCAGGCTTTCCTCCGGCGGTGCCACCTCGGCGGCCGGCGGCACAAAGTCCTCGAGCGGTTGCGGCCCAGAGCGCTTGGCCCCGCCGGTCCCCCGCAAATATGGATGCATGGCTCGGAGATCCGGTTTCCCTTTTTCGCTCTTGGGATCGTCATAATCGCCCGCGATCGGCGTGACGATCTCTATCGAGTTCACGACGTTTTCCTTGGGATCCCATACACCTTTCGACCACCGGAAAAACCTCGGCACAACGTAGACGCCCTGCTCGAACTTCACTTTCACCATCGGATTAATCGTCAGCGTGATCGCATTGGCGACCGCGATTTGCGCGTAGCCCTCGGTACCTTCCGGGCGCCACTCCGACGCCAGCACCGGCGGCGGAAGGTGCTGCATATAGCCGAAGTGCTCTGTGTTGAGCTCGGGATTGACGGGTTCCGGACCGGTAGACAGCATGGCAATCTCCTCGTTCAACGCCTCTGCGGCGGCGGCGGTGTTCCTCTGGCGGTCGCCGCGGCGCGGTCGGCGGCAGCGTGCTCGGCAGCCGCATGGTCAGCTGCGGCCCTCGTATCCGCCTGTCTCGCCTGTGCGGCCGTCTCGCTATGCGCCTCGACCGCCTGTTGCGGGCTCATGGCTGGCGCGGGTTCTGGCGCAGAGGCCGCCACAATCTGCCTCAGCTTGTTATGCGCCTCGGCCCTGGCTTGCTCTGCTTCGGCAAACGCCAGATCGGCTTTTTCGCACTCGTTCATCGCCGAGTTGAGTTCACGGCTGCCCTTCACCGTATTCGACTTGACATGCCAGTGCTCGGCGACCGCTTCATCAACCTCGTTGATTCCCTCGTCGAGCTTACGTTCCGTGCCCGTCCTATCGTCTCGCAGCGTGATCGCTTTGCGAAGGTAGATTTTCATGGCTCGACCCTCCTTTTCCTTCCTTCACAACCGCGTCAGGCCGACTCCGGTTCCTTGCGCTCTTCCGGATCGGGCGGGCCCGGCTGTGGGTCGGGCTGTTGCGGCAGAGGATCGCCGGCGGGCGAGCGCGGCGGCGGCGCATCCGGGGTGGGCTCCGGCTGTTGCTCGGGGGTCGGTGTCTGCTGCATCTGCATGGTTCTGCTCCAAAAACGGTGGTTACGCGCGGTTCCGACGATATACATGACCCTGCCTCGCCATGGCATGGCTATGGATGGGATTGCTTCAACAGCTGATCGACTTCCGCACAACTCTCTATGACCGCGAAGAAATGCCCATCCGACGTGGTGCAAAGGCACTTAATGCCTTTCGCGAAGTGGTCTCGCGCTCTCGGCGGCCGCAAGGCAATGATCGCTCCGGGATTAAGCTCGATCGGCTGGCTGTCCGGCCCGGTTAGTCTCAAGAAATCCTCGGCGACGACATACGGCGGTACCGGATCGAGATCGTGCGGAGCCGGATCACAGGCGCCCGGCACAGCCGCAAACAGGATGATCGTGAGTTGCAGAGATCGTATAAACATCCACGGGCCCCTCCGTCGTTAGGGAAGGATGCTGGCGATGACCTTGGCTCGCTTAGCCCCGTGGCGGCGCCGGGAACACATGCGCATGACCATGTTCCGGGCAAAAATGAAGCGCGCGTGGCTCGACCGCTGTCACACCGAGGAAGAGCGTCGCGCGGTGATCGACGCATGCACCGTCGACGAGCTGACCGCGGCCGTCAACATGATCCGCCGCCGAGAGGCCGAGGACGATCGCCGGCTCGCCGCTATGCTGGTAAAGGGGAGGGCGTAGAAATCAGGCTTGCCGGCTGCATCAAAAGGGAGTTAGCTCTCGCATCCGGGGGTGAGAAAGGAAACGGCACCATGGCCACGGTCAGCTGGCTACGTGGAGGTTTCCTATGTCTGAATCCCGCCAATTACCCCTCTCCATCCCGGCCGTAAGCCCAGAATTCCTGGAAATTATGAACCGGTTCGTGATGCAGTACGACCTGATCACGAAAATCCTGACTGAGCTCACGATCGTTAATAAGCACGTCGGCGGTTTGTCGCCGAAACGCCAAGGACCGTCAAAAAAGACGAAGGCAAACCTGGAGCAGATTGTCTTGCTCGATTATCACGGTTGGTGCCCATGCTGTCGGCGAGTTGAGATCATGGTCAACGGCCACAGGCTGCCTAGTGGAGTCGTCGACCACTGGACGGACAACCACGCTCGAAACCACGAACGCGACCTATGGCTGATCTGCACGAAATGTCACGACAAATTCACCCGCGGGGTATGGACGCGCGATGAGAAGCGGTCCCTATTCGACGCCTTCCAAATCCACCGCCGCACGGCTCAGGGTGACTTCGGATTCGGTCACCACTAGCTTACGCACCGGCCGACCGGGCCATTCCTCCATGGTCCGGTCGCGCTTGCTCGCATTGCATGCGAAGCAGAGGAGTTGGATGTTGGCGATGTCGTCCGATGTGTCTTCACGCGTGAGCGGAATTTTATGGTCAACCGTCCAGGTATCCCTGATATTCGCTCCGCAGCCTGGACCAACACAGATCCCGCCTTGCTCTTCTACAAGCGCCAGGATCTCCTCGACTGTATGCGAACCTGGCGCAGCCGCTTTACGAGCACGCTTTCGGCTCCCATTAGCCCGCGCCTTTTCAGGATTTGCACGGCGCCATTCGCCAACACCAGCAATTACCTTTTCTCTGTTTGCATAATAATATTCTTGAGACGTTTCTTTTATACGCTCAGGATGTCGCTCGCGAAACCTCTTATTACGCCCTCTCTGGTTCTTCAAAAACCCATCTAAGTCGCGTGCTCGGCGCCGAACTACCTTGTCTCGGTCGTGTTTCGCGACCTTTTCAGGGTTCTCAGAACGCCATCGAGCGTTCCTTTTGACAATGCCCGGCACATTATCCGGATACCAGTCCCGATAATTCTGAGCCTGGCATTCGACGCAATTACCTATCGAGGTGTACCGCTCGCAGACATGCCCATGTTTGCAGGGCTTGCCGGTGAAATAGCGGACGAGCCCGCGAGCACGAGCTTGTTGACGAGTTACGATTTCACGAGGACCATCAGAGTCAGCCATAGAACGCCTACCACGTTCGGTTGGTTAGAGCCCCGTGGGCGGTAGCACGCCTGCGGGGTTCGCTGTTTCTATCTCATCCTCATCGACTCGTCAATCAACTATTACGCCAAGTAATGGCGTAGTCTAAATTCCCGAGAAGGTGCCCACGCACTCGGGGTAGACGACTTCTACTACACCAAGTCTTCCGAAGTAGGTCGTCTTCTGAAATATTGAATCGTACTGCACGGGCGTTTTGTTCAAACTGGTCATTGGAAATCTTATTCTATCCGGGTCCTTCGTGTATACTATCATTGCGTCTGTGCCGGTTGCGACAGTCCCGATCACGCCGCCGCCGGCACCAATGCACCATTTGAGCGGATAGATTTCGAGGCGCTTCTCGCCGGTGCGCGCGAGCAGGTTGTTCTCGAGGATGTAGGTCAGGATGGACATGTTGCCGGCGAGGGAGACCTTGCGGGTCGCAATCATGCCGTAGGTGGTCGGCGGGATCAGGATGCGGCCCGGCACGACGGCCCACGCAGCGGACGCCCACACGGTCGTTAGCGCGAGGTTGATGTCGTCGAGGATCTCGTCCGGGGTCTTGGTCGCCCATGCGGTCGAGCCCTGGCCACCAAGTGGAACGTTAGTAGTCGTCACACCTGACGCATTGACAAGGCCCGTATCCCCAGTCACAGTATCGCCCATATACACTTGTTCGTCAGTATCCATCTGATGTTTCAGTTGTAAACCGGCGAACTTCTGCTGGTCGATCGGGCGGCCTAGCTTAGCCGCACTTTCGAGTTCAAGTATCGTGTACTTGATCTCCATGCCCCAAGGGCGTAATGGGTGCGGTATCTTTGCTATATCTAAGCTTAAGCCAGTTATCTGATTCGTGTCTTTACCGATCCATGCTTTCCCTGTTCCTACACCAGCCCCGGCTCCTACACCCCCCGGCGCACCGTAATTGCTGAGCGTGAAGCTTGTTACTTCGTCGGCGATCGTGACGTCTTCGCGCAGATCGATATCGCGGCCCCATGTCACCGCGGCGAGCGGCTCGTGGAGCTTCTGCTCCAGACGTTCGAGTTCGCCGACAAGAAAGGCGCCGGTCGAGTCCACCCATTTTCCGTCATGCGTGCGGATGCGCTGCTCGAACTTCTTGCCCTGCTGGTTGCCCTGGGCATCGCGCTCGAACATATTGCTGTCAAAGGTTAGAAACATTGTACTCCCCCACGAATGCCTAGAGGCAAAAGAGGCAACAACCGCTAGACAAGCGGCGTGTGTTGTGGTAATGCTCGTCTCCGAACCACCACTAATGATCGCCATGTCGGACGACCAAGTACTTTGGAAGGGATTCCGCGCCTTCGCCTGGAACCTGCCGCTAGCAAGGCCCGGCGTTTACCTGATCACTAATCTCTTGAACGGCAAACGATACGTCGGCATCAGCGTGAATCTGAAGCTGCGGCTACGCGTACATCGTTATGGCAGCCGCACGCCGACCAAACTGAAAGGTGCCTTCGACAAGTACGGCATTGGTTCGTTCCTAATCGAGCCGATCTATTACTCTCTCGACGGCACCGACCATCTACCGGTAATCGAGGCTGATCTCATAGCCGTCTACGACAGTATCCGTAACGGCTACAATGTGATGGCAGCTTTCGGAAATGTCGGGCCCGCTGGACCCGTATTCGCCGAAACAGTTGCCCGAGCCTGGGACAACCGCGACGACACGAAACAGCGCCTTTCCGAATTCCGGCGCGCGCAATGGCAAGATCCTGAGATCCGAGCGGCCCAGTGCGCCGCTATGGTCGAGGCTAGCAAGCGGCCAGAAGTTAAACAAAGGCGTTCGGCCGCTAAGTCTCGATCATGGAAAGATCATGCATTACGAGACCAGAATTCCCGAGCCAATAAATTAGCTTGGGCAGATCCAGCGCTGCTCGCTGAACACGCGGCTCGGTTCACAGGTCGCATTTACATCACAGACGGCATAACCACCCGCATGGTCTTCCCGCACGAACCATTAGCCGAAGGCTGGCATATAGGGGTAGGTCCATCTATCTCCATGCCGCCCAACGCCAGCGGGAAGCGATGGATCACAGACGGTATTTCTGAGGCCTACATTCTGGAAGACGCAGAAACACCACCTGGATGGAAGCACGGGCGCAAACCTAGACTCCGGCATGTGGAGGACACACCAGGCGAATAGCTGCCGCTACTATACGTTGAATGCCAACTCGCACAGACCATCTGCTGAGGGTGGCCCGTTCCAATACGTCCGGCCGTCCGTCTCGACGGCGATCGTGGTGGCGCCGGAAGCGGCCTCGAAGCCGCCCAGCGTATGGCCGCCACCGGTCGCGCCGTACCACACGAAGACGGCGCCGCCCATGTTTGGCGTGCCTACGCAGGGCACGGAGACCCAGCCCTGCTTCAAGACGTCGATGACCTCCCCGGGCGTTGGAACGCCTTGGCTCGCTGCCGGGAATGGAGCCGCTACAGTGCCTGAGCCGCCATAGGGTTGGGCCGCACTTGGCATCTGCTTGGGGAACGGCCGCACGGTTACGCCAAAGACGTTGGTGGCGGCTGAATCGCCTGCCGCGACACTGCGCACATCGTTTGCCGCGGCGTTACTCATGCAGGCCAATCCGTAACCGAGCACTGGCGCCGTCAAATCGTTCAGATAGGGCAGCGACTGAAACAGATGGCGGGTGATCTCCCCCGCCATGGCGCCGCCCATGCGGAACGGAAAGGCGACACAGCAGACCCCGCTTTGCGTAAACGAGATGTTGAGCTCGCCGAGATCGAGACCCCCCTCCTCTGCCCGATCGATGAAATCGAGCATGGCGGTGTCCCAAGGCGCCACATGCCGGCGCAGTTGATCGTAGTGATTCATGCTCTTCCTCGCACTTTGGTCGATCAGGAAAAGAGACCAGCGGCCACGAAGACCGCCGGCCCAAGTTTCAGGGAGGAAACACCCGGGAGAGGTCGGTCCCGGGCCTTTGCCGCTAGGGTGCGGCGAAGCTCAAAAACGTTGCGGTGGCTGTCATTTCACGATAGTCTCGCTCGCTGTCGCCCGTGCTTGACGATCATGCGGTGCGCCATACTGTCTGATTCGTGACAATGCTGTTGTACCGAGGCTAGCGCGACTGTTCAGTCGCTGGGGTATTGGCATGGCGTAACCCCAGCGGCTATCGGTACGTCAGACCTCCCCGACGGTGACGCGAATCCGTTCGGAAATCGGAATGACATTTTGAGGATGAAATAACGGCGGCGAGACGAATGGCGCCAGGGTGGCGTTCGGATTCTGATAAAATGGCGCTGAAAGATTGATTGGGGCTGCTGGCGCAACTGTCGGCGTGAAATAGACCCTCGAATTAACAAAGAACGGGGCCGTGATTGCGCCCAGCGTCGGTACCGCAAGCGCTGGCGTGAAATAGGTCCTCGCATTGACAAAGAACGGGGCCACGACCGTAGCAGCGCCGGTCACCATCGGACCATAAAGGGCAGTGCTAGTGTTGGTAAAGAAGGGGACTGCGATGTGCGCCGCGCCCGGTGTCAGAGTGGGCGCGAAATATGTCGTGCCGGTATTGCTGTAGAAGGGCGCCTGAACGTTTCCGATAACCGTCAGCGCCGGCGCGTAAGTGGCGATGTTGGTGTTCGTATAAACCGGTGCCGCCACGTTTGCGGTAGCGCTGAACGTCGGCGAGAACAACTGCTCCGTAGCGATGTTCGCGTAGAACGGTGCCGATATATTTGCTGTACTAGCAAATGCCGGCACATAAGTTGCGCGGGTGTTCGAATAAAATGGCGCGGCGATGTTCACTACACCGGATGTCAGCGCCGGCGCAAACCATGTGTCGGGGTCGGTGTAGAACGGCGCTGCGAGGCTCGCCGTACCGAGAAATGCCGGTGTGAAAAAGACGGGGCTGGGGCTCGTATAAAATGGCGCTGATACCCCAGCGGTGCCGCCCGAAACCACGGCATTATAAAATACGCTTTGACTCGTATTGTCATAAAGTTGCGGTGCTACGGTTCCCTCGCCAAAAATGCTCAGGCCATAGACCGCAGTACTGGTAGTGTTGTCGTAAAACGGTGCCGCTAACGCAGCGGTTCCAGGTGTCAGCGCCGGCGTGTAAAAGACACTGGCGGTGTTCGCGTAGAATGGTGCCGCGAGACTGCCCGCACCCGGTGCCGGCGCTGGTACATAAAGCGCGGCACCCGTGTTTGCATAGAACGGCGCTGCGACGTTGGCAGCGCCCGGTGTCAGCGCCGGCGTGTAGGTGGCGCTGACCGTGTTCGTATAAACCGGCGGCGCTATATTAACCGCACCCGCCGTCACTGTTGGAATATAAGTGGCGACAACCGTGTTAGTATAGAACGCGGCCGCAATGTTCACTGCCCCCGGCGTCAGCGCGGGTACGAAGAGTGCCCCTAGAGTGTTCGTGTAAAACGGAGCCGAGAGAGTGCCAATGCCCGGCGTGAGCGTCGGCGTATAAGTGGCGCTGATCGTGTTCGTGTAAAACGGCGGCGCCAGATTTCCCGCGCCAGGCACTAGCGTCGGTATGAAAAATGCCGTGGCTGTGTTTACGTAGAACGGTGGCGACGGCAGGACCCCTGTGCCTGGCGCGAGTGCCGGCGTGTAGGTGGCGCTGACAGTGTTCGAGTAAAACGCCGCGGCAATACCAAGCGTTGGCGGATCGATCGCGACGATCGTAACATTCTCGATATTCCCGCCGGCACCGACACCTGGACCGCTGGGATTCACGCTCAGACTACCGGGCGTCCCTAAACCGCCCGGCTGGGTTATCGCGTAAACGCCACCATCGTCAAAGTTCGGCGCAGCGAAAGCGAAGTTACCGCCAAACTTCGACCCGTCATGCCAGACCCCGTAGAGTGTCGCGAACGGCACACCCACTGGTTGGGTCGGCGGGATTACCGGCGCTGGCGGTGATACAACCAACTCGAGCGAATGCCCGAAACTAGCCAACTCAGTGTGGCGGCGTAGCACTACCCTTTGGGTGCGGTATCCGATGCGCCGACTGGCATCGGCAATAACCGTCGGCGCCGTGCCGCCGCTAAACGATGGTGTAAAAGGGGTGCTGGTATTCGGGTAGAATGGTACCGCTAGCCCACTCGGCCCCACAAGGGCGAGCACATTCCGAGGACGACGGCGTATTATCCGCTCTGTTCGAAAGCCAATACGGCGAGGGCTGTCGGCAACAACCGGTGGCGAAACACCGCCGGTAAGCGACGGCGCGAATGGCGTGCTGCTATTCGGATAAAACGGCGCCGGAAACCCAACCGGCCCCGCGACAAGCGCCAACACATTCCGCGGCCGGCGGCGTATTACCCGGTCTACGCGATAACCAATACGGCGAGGACTGTCCGCAACAAATATGGAGGTATAGCTGATGACGATGAGACCGGGCATGCCGCCGCCCGGCGCCCCGCCAGCCGTTGTCGCCGATCCGCCGCCGCCGGCGCCGCCGCCGTAACCAAAGCCGGTCGCCGGGCCGCCATTACCGCCAGCGCCGCCATTCCTGGTCCCGGTGGTGCCGCTGTTTCCACCGCCGCCACCGCCGCCGCCGGAGGTACCGTGAGAAGAATCCCAGTTGAGAGCGCTCGCTCCAGGCGCGCCAGCAGTGGCGGTCCCGGCCGCAGCCAACCCATTACCACCCGCGCCGCCGTCCGGCGTACCAGCGGCACCTCCAGCTGTCGCACTGGTTCCGGCGGTGCCCGCTGTGGCTGAGGCCGAGCTGCCGTCGCCGCCGCCGCCAGAGCCCTTCCATCCAGCAGTCGCCGCCGCAGTCGCGCTTCCTGCGCCCGCACCTGCCGAACCTCCGGCTCCGCCGCCACCCCCACCCGCGCAGTGTGTAACAGATGAAACGCCGTTGCTGCCGCTGCCGCCATTACGATGTGTCGTATTTGTCGAACCAGTCCCACCGCTCCCGGCGGTGATCCCGCTCGCATTACCGCCGGGATGCGCAGTGATCGGCGTCGACACGCCACTGATTGTGACGCTGATGCTGGTGTTTGTTGCGCCGCCGGCCGTACCGACCGTAAAGCTGGCCCCCGCAGAAAGTGCGAGTTGGCCAGTTTCAGTGGCATACTCCCCGCCGCC